GCAGTTGCAACAGCAGGAGCAAGTCCCTTAAGAAGTCCGAGTAGTTCATCCATGTCATCTCCTCATAAAGTCCACGTATTCCATAGTGCCCCATGCAACTAGGGTAACGACTATGGCGGCGAGGGCAGCCAAGAGCACCATCTCCACCACTTCCTCAATCTCTTTCCTGCGCTTCGCTTTTACCTTGTCCATTGCGGCCTCCTGAGCTTTGCGGTTATGTACGATCTTGTTGCGCTCCCGCAGTATGGCCTCCCAAGTATCGGCGTTGCCTGACCAGATCAGCATCTGCTTCAATTCATTCTCGGCGTCCTGCAACTGCTTGGCCTTCATCACGATCTCAATGGCCTGCGCGGTGTCCGACTTCCCCGGCTTGGTAGCGGCCTTAGCCACCACGTCCTTCGCCTCAAAAAACTTCATCAGATCACCGGAGATAGCCCCAATGTCCTTGCCCATTTTAATGGCGGCCTGCACCCCCTTGATGGCCGCTTGGGCTGCAGCGAAAGCGGTGAAGGGGTCGATCATGGCTACACCTTACGAAAGACGGTACACAATATACGTGCTGGCTGCGGTGCGGCGGATACGGAAACGAGCCGAGGTACTGGCAGTTACTGAAAGAATACCTACGTTGGTTACCCCCGTATTGGTCCCCAATGAAACCGCAGCAGATGCAAGGTTAATCAAAGAAAAGTCAAACCCAAGGTTATTTCCAGCCCAAGCTACCAACGTATCCAAGGTAGTACCCAAAGGCATTGTTAATGTAAATGAAGTGCCAGAAGTAACAACAATTTGGGGTAGTAATTGAGCGTTAGTTAGCGTTGTGGCCGCGCTAATTGTTGTTGCTGGTGCGGGAGAATACACCACCTCAGCCCCCGTAAGAAACTGAACTGACGTTGCGTTCATTACTTGACGCACGTTGCCTGCGCCATCGCTTAGGACAACCCAGTTGCTACCTGTTTGAGAAATAGGTGCCGCTAAGCCTGTATACCCACCAAGAATTACGTTATTGCTGCCTGTACTAATATCATAGCCAGAATTATAGCCAAGTACAGTATTGGTACCGCCCGAACTGTAGTTATACAAAGATTGGTAACCAACCGCTGTATTATTATTACCTGTTGAGCTACTTCCGTTTGCTGCTTGACAGCCAACCACAGTGTTGTTATTTCCCGTTATAAGGTTTTGAAGTGTTTGTACACCAATTGCAGTGTTATTGTTGCTTGTGGTAAATGCATATAATGCTTGATAACCCAATACGCAGTTGTATGATCCAGATGAATTTATAGAATATGCAGCACTAGAACCAACAGCGGTATTATAATCTCCTGAATTTGTTCCGCCAAAAGCATTGGCTCCAAGTGCCGTGTTATCGGTTCCATTTATATTGTAATTTGCAGCCGCATAGCCTATGGCAGTATTGTTGGCACCGCCAGTATTACTGTTTAATGCTGTATTACCAATGGCGGTATTATTTGTACCGCTAGTGTTAGTATCTAACGCAAGATAGCCGACGGTAGTATTCCCAGATGCAGCACCCGCGCCCAATCCAACAGTCAACCCGTTAATAGTCGCGTCGCTGGTAGAGCTCAGCGTGGTGAACGCGCCCGAGTTGGCCGTCGTAGCTCCCACGGTGCCGTTGATGTTGATGGAGGCCGTGCCGGTCAGGTTGGTCACCACGCCGCTTGCGGGGATGCCCAGAGCAGGCGTCACCAGCGTTGGGCTGTTTGACAAAACAAGATTGCCTGTACCCGTGTAGGTGCTGAAGTCTGTCAATCCAGCTTCCCAGCTTGCGGCAGTGGTGCCGGTGATGAGGATACAGGTACACATGGCTGTTGTGCCCGGCGGGATGGTGATGACCAAGTTTCCGCCGGATGAGTTCAGGGTCAGATTACCCGTGCTGTTGTTGCAAATGTGGAAGGTCCAGCCCAATGCCAGAGTGCTGGTCACTGGGAGCACAATTGTCTGGGTGGTGCTGCCCGTGAAGACTTGGTAGAAGCTGCTTGTGTTTGTCAGCGTGGTCGTACCCGCTGCGGTAGCGGTGGTCGTAAAGCCTGTCAGACTTGCCATCGCAGCAGGGGCGCTGGTAGCATTTGTGCCGCCATTGGCAAGGGCCAGCGTGCCCGCAAGGGTTACCGCGCCCGTGGTGGCGGTGTTTGGTGTCAGCCCCGTAGTACCCCCGCTGAAGGATGCTACGTTGATGTTCCCAGCTTTGGATGCAATGACTTGCACCGTGCCGCCAGGAGAATCCTTGTAGAACAGCTTGCCGTCAGCGGTGTTGATGGCCAGCTCGCCAGCAGCAAGGTTGGATGGCGATGGCACGGCACTCGCCGTAGAACTCGAGTAGAGCTTGATGGGGGTGTAACCTGACTGGGCCATGGTCCGTCCTTAGAAGAATGCAAAGAAGCCGTTGATCGGTACCGCAACGGGCACGGTAAGTTATGCGGTAGCCCAAGGCACCCCAGCCGTAACTGCGGGTGCTACTTTGCGGAGTTTGTAGGCCGCAAGCTCAGCATCCGCACTGGCCTCGTACTGATTCTCAGCGCCAGCGTCACGCTTGATCCACCCAATCACCTTGGCCTCAGTGAGGTCTGCAAAGGGCGTGGGGGTAAGCGGCTTGTTGGCAAACCCGAAGCTGTAGTTGTGCGTGAAGCTGTCAACACCATCTGATGCGGTGATACTGAAATGCGCAGTAACCACGATGCCATTTGGGTCGCGGATTAGGTTGTTGATTTTGTAGGTGTAGGTATTGGCCATGATGATTTCCTTAAATAGAGGTAATGGTCTGCCAAGCAGCGCCGGTATAAACACAAAGTTTTGCAAGCGTGGTGTCAAACACCATCAGGCCCGCTGCGGGACTAGCAATCGCATTCTTTTGCGCCGTAGTCATGTTGGGCATGCGCACCCCTTTGGTGGTGCTTTGCACGTCTAGAATAGCTGACGCATTTACTAGGGTTCCAATCCCTACATTCCCGGCAAAATAATTATCCGCGGTTCCTTGAGCATAAAAGTTAAATCGGCCAGCGCCTGCTGCTATATTTCCTAAAAAGCCATAATTGTTTGTGGCTCCGATAAGGTTTGACTCCGCAACAAAACCGTATTGAGCCGTTGCTGTGCCTGTAAAAGTACCTTGCAGGGCATAAAACCTGTATAAAGTAGTTACTGCGGCAGGTGAGATTATATTGGTTTGCGATAGTATGCCGCCAGCCGTAGTGGTAGTAGCTTGATCAATTATCGTTAACTCTCTTATGCCGTATACGGTTGCAACAGCACTTGCCGTAGGAGATACTCTTAAAGACTCGATAGATTGGGGTGGCGTACCGATTCCTACTTTTCCAGCAAAGTAGTTATCAGCAGTACCTTGAGCATAGAAGTTGTATCGAGCGGTGCCTGCTGCTACGTTACTGAAGAAGCCGTAATTGTTAGTGGCTCCTGTAAGTAATGCATCGGCAAAAAAGCCATATTGATTTGTAACAGCCGATCCCGCTCCGATAGCTCCTTGAACGGCGTTATAGTGGCTTATCGCGGTAAGTGCAAAAGAACTAGCTACCGTACTAGCGGTCGTTCTAAAATATGTAGCAGTTGAAGTTACGTCCGATTGGATGGCGCCTGCATTAATTACCCCGAGAGAATTTACTGAACCAGTCATGGCCCTAATCAAACGAACCGATTGGCCCGCTGAAGGAGTCCCACCAATTCCCACACGACCCTCGCTGTCAATCACAAACGGTGAGCTGTCTGGGTTCGCGCTATCCTCAACCAACAAAGCATTCCCTGTACCGAGCTGAGTAACACGCAAAGCAGCATTGGTGTTGTCGGTTACCTCAATAACGGCGTTGGCAGAGCCTGTGATGTTGGTAAAAGAGCCCGCTGCAGGGGTTGTAGCGCCTATGATGCCGTCGATGTTGCTTGCGGTGATGCTGCCCGATACCGCGAAGCTATTTGCCAATGCCACGGTGATGTTGCCTTGGGGTGCCCCCGCCGTAATCGAGATGCCGTTCCCTTGTGCTAAGGCACGGCTGTTGGGCAGTGACGCCTCTTGGTTCACCGTGATGAACGTCTGGTTTTGGACTACGGTACCAGCAATTGCGCCCGTGGTGGTCTGCACCGTGACGCCGTTTTGGACGATCGGGACCGATTCTGTTCCCGCAAGGGTGCCCGCTGTGGGCAGTTGGGTGATGGTTACGTTTGCCATTATTGCCCCGGTGATAGACTGAGAGTGTCGAGGTTGCCGTTGTTCGTAGGTACCTGCGTGTTTTGTTCAGGCGACAGCACCCAGTTGTTAGGACCGCCTGTCGTAATACCGTCCGGTACCACGTCGATATTAACATCGGGACGTGGAAAACGGATGGTGATCTTCTCCGTGGGCCGGGGAGCAAGACGGTACGGGTCCTTCTCATCCGCGCACCCTTGCGCGCACACCAACAGGCCTGGAAAGTTGGGGTCGTTGCGCGCTTCCGCATGGGCGCGCTTCATCTTGCACCTATCGCACACGAATATGGCGATATCGGAACCGCCAAGGGTATCAAGAAATTTAGGCATGGCTATCGCGTGTAAACGCTCACGTTAGGGCTCAGATATATTGGCGATTTGTCGCGCTCTTCGCTCTCGGCATCGTTCAGGTACTGCGCGGCCATCTTCTCAAGGTACCCGATGCGGTCCATCTGCACACCAGGTAGCTCAAGGCTCATTCGGTGGGCCAAGTTCATCAGCACGGCCTCGTACCAGCGCTGGGGTATCTCCAGTTGGCCATTCAAGGCGCCCACATCCATGATCTGGCGGGAGTACCACACCGTCATCTGGACGAACGGATCGGAAGGCACCGGCCACAATTGCATCGTGGGCTGCGGGATCGTGCGGTTAAACCAGAACTGGAAGGGCTGGTTAGCCGTGAAGTTCTTGTTGGGCAGGTTGGTGTAGTCGTCGCGGTTCAGCCGCGCCATCGTGATCTCGGTGCTGTTGTTGCCAAAGTACAGCTCGCGCAGAGCCAGCGTGGTGCCGCCGGTGGCGCGCATGCGGTAATACTGGACGTTCTGGCCTGGATCGATGTCCGTCCATACCCACTGCATATCCGCCACGGCGACGCTGGTGCCGGTAGCCAGGTTGTTCCATGTGGATCCGTCGGTAGAGTATTCCAGCACGTAGCTCCATGTCCCACTACCGCCACCGGCGATGTAGGGCATAAAACCCACCGAGCCGATGTACTGGGGGTCATTGGTGCCGTAAACCACTGCGATGTTGCCGTTGGAGGATGTCTGCTGGCAGTACGTTGTAAGGTCGCTATCAGCGGCGTTTTGGGCCGTTCCGCCTGCGGATGAGGTGTAGCTACCTACCGGCCTGTTCATTCGCCTGTAGAGCACGTTTTGCGCGTCCACAGCGCCCACCGGAAGGCTGTAGATGTACTGGTTGGCATTAAGGCCAATGACGGTCTTGTTGATGGCCCAGTAGTTAATGCCGAGGTTGGCCAAGTTAGACAGGAAGAAAAACAACGACTCCTTGGCCGACTGCACTTGCTCCACCGTCAACTCCTCGGCCAGCTTCCCGCAGCGCCGGGCACCGTGGTCGATGAGCGTCTGTACTGAGATTACGGTCTGACCAATGGTGCCGGAGTAGGCCATGTTGTTTCCTTACCAGCCGGGGCAGTCCCAGCGTTTTAATGAGGCCTTGGCGCGGGGTGCGTCACCCTTCGAATGCTCCACTACCCCGCTCATGCGGGCGCAGAACGAGTCCTTGCGCGCGCCGCCCTTGGGCTGGGGTGCCTTGAGATGCGATCCTGTCTCGCGATTGTACTTCTCGCGGCCTTTGGCGGTCAGTCCGGCGCCCTTGGCAACAGACAGCTTCTCGCCCCGGCCTACGGCCAGCGAGGGGGTTTTGTCTTTCTTGGCCATGGCGTTTACCAGTTGGAAGATTTCTTGGACGGGCTGCCGGTAGACACGCGCCGGGTGGTGATGTGGCCGCCCCTTTTGTGGCCATAGGGTCCTTCACCGTCCCCGCCTCTGACGTTGTTGTTCGCCGTCTGCTGCGGAGTAGGGTTGTTGCTCATCACCTGTTGATCTGCGTTCAGCAAATTTTTAGACGCAGAGCTGTTGTCCTGGGGCGCGGGTGCTGTCGGCACGTTGGGTGTGCTGGAGACCATGCCACCGAGGCTTGCAACGCCGCCATCGGCCATCTTCTTGGTCTTGGCGGACTCGCGGAAAGCTTCAGCAGTCGGCGCGCCCTTGGAGCCAGGCTTGCGCATGCGCTCCTTTGATCCGTTGGCGATCCGCTCTTGTTTAGCGTGGATGTTGGCGTACAGCCCGCCTTCTTTCATCTTGTCGGCCTTGACGAACTCTTTGCCGACCTTCTGCGGCACGCCCCCAAAGCCGCCCTTTGTATGGGCAGCGGCTTCCATCAGACGGTGTTGGGCGGGTGACTTGGTGGGCATAGTGTGGGCTCCTGCTAGTAACTTGGGTACCACTTCGCGGTGGTCACGTCGTACGTCATTATCAGGGCTTTGCTGACAACGGCTACGGTAGCCAAGGCGATGTTACCCGCTGTGGTAGTCATAAAAAGACCCGTAGGAATGATTGTAATCTGACCGCCGCCTAAAGAGATTGGAGAGGGCGCGGTAATTGTGACCACGTTGGTAGTCCCAGACACAAACACAATTGGCGTTGTTGGTGCAATTGTGGCAGCACTTGCAATGGTAGGCGCAGCGGTGGTGGTGGCTATTAGGCCTTTGTACGTGATGTTGTTGTTAAACAGCGTTGTACCTGTTGCTCCGGCGGTATCCGAGCCAAGCGTGATATTGGTAACCGAGCCAGACGCACCAAGGGTTCCAATATCAATAGACTTCGCGGTCGTGCCCGTGATAGTAGTCGAAGCTACCGTCTGCGATCTGTTGATGTTATATGTACCCGCGCCACCTGTACCTGTACCTAAACTGGTGATGTATGTACCAGACAGCACATTTGTGCCAGACAGTGCCATGCCAATGGAGAATGTTCCCGTCACCGTACCACCAACGGTCAGAACAGTGGTTGTGATTGAGCTTGCTGTACCTGACGCCGTTGTTGATGTGGCGGTAATTCCGGCACCAAGTTGAATGGGTTGAGATGCTGTGGAACGACCAATTAACATTAGCCCAGTTTGCCCAGTACCGCCAATTGTTATTGCACCTGTAGTTAAGCTTGTGCCAAAGCTAGCGTTTGAAGTAGTAGACCCATTAAAGTTTAATGCGCCTGTAATTGTAGGACCACTTGCAAGCACCATTGAACCTGTACCTGTAGTAGCCGTAGCCTCAGTAATCCCAACTTTCCAAGCTGCCGCCGTGTTTACGGTAGTGTCAACACAAGTTACATATCCTGCCGCACCAGTAGCAACCGATATTAATTGAACTCCTGTTGAGCTATAAATATAAGTTGCACTTGTATTTGTATTGGCTATTCTGTACGACCAGCCAAGTTGTAAAGTTGAAGTATCTGGAAGTGAAATTGCACCAGTTCCTGTACCGGATACCGTTTGGTAGAAACTACTTGTATTAGTAAGTGCAGTTACCTGAAGTACAAAACCTGCTACAGTTTGCGATCCAGTAGTTGCATTAGCATAAGAAACAGTTGTTGTTGTGCAACCTGTCACTTGATACATCCCGTTGTAGCCTGTTGGGGTTACACCTTGAACAGAAATGTATGAACCAATAGCGTAGGGCGCTGATGCTTGTGTTGCAAAAGTAATAGTTGCCGTACCAGCAGAACCAGCCGCAGCGGTAGTTGCTAAGGATGCGCTTGCCGTAGCCGTATACCCCAACAGGTTAGCTTGTGCCGCTGGTGCAGATGCTTTGCCTGTGCCGCCCCGGTTAAGGGCTATTACGTTTCCGTTCCATGTTGCGCTTGTGATCGACCCCGCATAATCAAGCGTATTTGTAGACCACGATACGTTAGATGGTGTTAGGTCGTGTCTGTCCCAAGAACCCGCAGCAATTGCGTTGGATAATAAATTTACTCTAACAATGCCGCCGCTAGGAACAGAAACAACTAGGGTATCTGAGTTATTGTTAACCGTTATTGCGCCACTGCTTTGGTTGTTGTCAAACTCAAAAATAGTGCCGTTTACCAAGGTGGTTGCATCAGGCAATTTAATAACTTGCCCGCCAGACCCAGTGATCGTGTACCTACGGGCAGAGGCAACAGTCAGCGTGATCTGCGTACCGGAAGCCGCCGTATTTACATAGGCATCATCAAAGGAGTTTGCAGTGACGTTTTGGTTTGCATCCCGCAGAACTACGCTGTTCGCGCCTGTTGATGTGGTGACGCCTGTACCGCCGTTTGCCACGGGCAAAGCGGTACCCGAGTACGTGATTGCAATGGTTCCGCTGGCGGTTATAGGAACCCCAGAGACAGACAGGAACGCCGGTACGGTGGCATCCACAGAAGTGACTGTGCCCGTGCCACCGCTCGCCGCAATCCACCCTGATGCCGAAAGAATGTAGGTCTGCTGCCCAGCAAGGGGTTTAGGTACCTGCCCCTGGAGTCCGTCCTCACTTGCCGTGGGCGACTTGAAGTTATCGAGCGCTACTACGCCCGCATACGGGGCGACGGACACCGCTACAGCCCCTTGGCAAACGCCTGCGCTTTAGCCGCCAAGCTGTCCCGGTAGGCTTCCGCTTCTGCTTGGGCTGTGGTGGCTGCGGTCATGCGGGCACCCAAATCAGCGGCTTTGGCTTCATAGTCGGCTTGGGCAGCGGTAGCTGCTGCAACTGCTGCGTCAACCTGCGCTTGGGCACCCAAAGCCTTGTCCATCAGCGCATTTGCGGCATCGGTTTTTACTTTGGCTGCCTCGACCAACTTTTTGGCTTGATCTTTGGCATCGGCGACTACCGTGGTTGCTTGGTCTTTTGCGGCGGCCAAAACAGCGTCGGCTTCTGCTGTTGTGGTTGTTTTATAGGCATCCGCTTCTTCACGTAAAGCCTTGGCCTTGTCGCGCAGATCTACGATCTCGCTGGCCGGACCAAGGGCCTCTACGTACTTTTTGTTTTCGGCAGTGGCTGCTTCCAGCGCGTCAAGTTTGGCCTTGTACGCATTCGGATCGGCCATGACGGTCAGCAAGTCCATGAGCTGGCTTGAAGCGCTTCCACCGGTGATGCTTGTGGCAATGCTCATGGTTAGTTCCCCGCTTGAATGATTGTCAATGTCGCCGTGCCGGTTCCCGCAGTCGTAGTCAACCGGATTCCAGTGACAGGGTATGCAATATTGGAATTTGCAGACGTAGTTCCGACCAGCGTTGGGTGATCAAACCAGTTACCCGCAGTCGGGTCGTACCCGGCAGCAAATATGTTGTCGAAGGTGTACTGAACCTTGTAGGTGATGGTGCCGGTTACGACGACAGCCATGCCCATATTGGCCGGTGCAACGTAATTGTCGACCGCAAATACAGCCGAGTTGCCGACACCCGTTACCGATAGATTTACTGGTTTCATGCTTTCACCTAATAATTAAAAAGTAAGGGGCATTTTAAGCCCCTTACCTATCAGCACTTGGCGTTGCCGCCTTTTTTGTACCCACCGGTGTGGATGACCTGCTTTTCCGTTGGTGCGGGGCTTACCCCCAGCAGCTTTTTCATGCTGCCAATTGGATCTCGGAAAGCTCTTGCCATCTCCAGCTCGTCTGCTCCCGGCCCAATAGACCGGTCGTAGGCGCCTTTAGAAGCGTCGACCAAATCGGAATCAACTGAGCCGCCCTTCTTAAATGTACCAGACTGGCGGGTGTTGCTTACCGGTTGAGAAACGGGCTTTTTCGGCATTGCCACGGCGCGGCCAGTGCTAACACTGCCCCCCGTGGCGTAGTGCTTTTTTGCGGCACCGCCTTTTTTCATAGGGTTGGTCAAGCCGCCAGTCGCATAACGCTCGTAGCCGGGATCGGCTTTGCTGGTATTGGCAGGGCGGTTGGCAAAATCAACCTTTCCGCCTTTTTTCATCGGGTTGGTCAAGCCGCCAGTGGCCATGCCGTTTACGACACCACCGGTTGCATAGCGCTCGTACCCAGGATTGGTTTTCTTGCGCTCCATCTTGGTCTTGGCAAAAGCGCTTTCATTGCCTTCCACGGTGCCGCCAGCGGCATAGCGCTCGTAACCAGGGTCAGTTGCTTTGCGCTCCATCTTGGTCTTGGCAAAAGTGCTTTCGTTGCCCTTTACGGTGGTTTTGTCCATCGCGGTGTCAATGGCCGCACCAGAGACCTTGCCGCCGGTCTTCATGCCGTTGGTCACGCCGCCCGTGGCCAGTTTGAGCTTGGTACCCTTGCCGCCCTTGTGCTCCTGCGCGTCGTGCTGTTTGAAGGCCTTGGCCAGCATGGCCTTGTCTTGGGCCTTGTCGTCAGCTTTTCCGCCCTTCTTCATGGCGGGCATACCTGGGGCAGCCATACGTGCTGCGGGAGCCGCCATCGCAGGAGCGCCCATAGCGGCCTTGCGGGCCAGCATGGCCTTGAGCATAGCCGCCTTGCGTGGGTCCATGGGGGCCGCCGCCATTGCTGGCGCACCCATCATGCCGCCCATGGCCTTCTTCTCAACCTTGCCGCCCTTTTTCGAGTTCAGCAGGGCGCCGGACATAGCCTTGCGGCGATCCGACATCGAAGGCTTCTTGGGAGAGCTACCCTCTTCGCAAGCCTCTTCATTGCCACCCTTCATGAAGTTTTTACCCTTCATATTGGTGTGGCCGTTGTCGTCCTTGTCCATCGCGACGTGCCCGCCCTTTTTCAGCTTCAGGATTACCGAAGGCTCGGTGGTTTCCATCTTCACCATTGGTTTAAATTGGCCCATGATCTACTCCTTACGCTTGAGTTACGCCAAGAGCACCAACGCGGGTTGCGTTGGGGCCGACTGCGATAGCTGGCAGCAAGATGCCCATCGTCGTGCGGACAATGCCATCCGAAGCTGTGGCAGGGGTATACGTGCCGCGAACGTCGCCGGTAGTGGTTGTAGCCGTGGCGGTATCCGCAGCCACAAAAGTGCCTGCATCTTGTGCCAGGGTGTTGTTGGATTTCACGCTGGCCACATAGGACACGTTAAACACGCGGACCGGAAGGCCCAGAACGTCACTGGTACCGACCACGACAGCAGTTGCGGAGCCAGCAATGGTCACGCTAGAGACTTGGTAGAAAGCCTTCTTGCCAGTGACTGCCGTACCCGCAACGGTAACGGTGATGACCTCGCTCATGGCTTGCCCGTAATAGTCGTAGCCAGAAACGGTGAACGCGCGGGCCGTAGTAGAACCGTTCACCTTAACTGCGCGGGGCAGGTCCAACTGCAGCACGGTCGTGCCGTCGGTGCGAACCACAGACTTTACAGAGGTGCCAGCAGTCAACGTCAAAGCGCCAGCGGCAGCAGGTGCTTGCGATGCGGCAATGTTGTTGGTGACTGCGGCTTGGGGAACAACGTCCCACATAAATATGCGACCAACGGGACCGACGCCAAGATCCATGGGAGACGGGTTGTCAAAGGGCGTGTTGGTGTGGGCGGTCATTGTGGTGCTAGAAGCAGTCACAGACTGGTTGATGGTGTACGTACCCGTACCGCCGTTGCCAGTAACAAACGCCGTGATGTACGTGCCGTCGGTCACGCTTGAACCGTCAACGTACATGCCCAAAACAATTGGGTTACCAGACAACAAGGCCGTGACGGTCAAGGTCGTTCCCGACATTGAGCCGGTAAAAGTGTTGCTGTATGGGCGAAGTCCGGTGCCCATGTAGGTTTGAGCCGGGCCGAGAAATAGATCGTCTGCAAATGATGGCATGGTCTGCTCCTTGAAAAGTTTGACCGATGTTGAAAATTAGGGGCGGGGGATTAAGGCCCCCCGCCAAGACCTTAGCCTGCGTCAAATCCCAGGTGTTCCATAAAGGCAGCGTGGGTCGGTAAATCCGACGTCATAACGCTCGGTGGCCTTGTAGCGCATCGAGTCAGTTTCAAAGTCACCTTCCATGGTCTTCTCCAGACGACGGCGCATCAAGAGCTTCAAGCCCTCGGGAGCGTCGGTCTGGACCCACCATGCGTTGGCGCTGGTCAAACGAGACAACACCGTTGCGCCGCCGTCCAGCAAGCCGATGGACTTGATGGGGTTGACGTCGTTGTTGGCGTTGCCTGCGCGCAGAACCGACTTCAGCAACACTTCCGACTGGAAGACGTTACCAGGAGCCACGACGAGTTGCTTGGGCACCAAACGGATTTTCTTGCCGTTGTTGTCCACAGCCTGGCGTACTTGGATAAGCATCTGCTCAAGGGAGGTTTGCGAAAGCACAGCCGCGGTGGCCAACTGGTTGCTGAACGTGCCGTTCACGATGGGGTGAGCGGTGTTGATCAACGACACGCCGTCGCCGCCTGGGTACGAGCTGGTGAAGGCCGTATTCAGGACGTTAGCGGACAGCAGTTCCTTGGTCTCCACCAGCGACTGCGCCAAGTGACGTGCGTACACCTGGCCCAAACGGATGTGGTCGCCGTCTTCCACGAGAACCTTGGTCAAGGCAAAAGCCAGACCGTAGACCTTGTAGACGTAGCGCTTCAGGAACAGCACGCCACCTTGCTGGTACGTCACCGGTGTGCCGTCAGGCAGTTGGGGTGCCGCGCCGAAACCGTACAGGACGGGCTCTTCGTGGTAGTTACGTGGGATACCGTCTTCCTCGCGGAAAACACGAGACCATTCGTCGGCGCGCTGGTCGTAAACGCCATCAAAGCATTCGTTCAGGATTGGTTCAACAATTGAACGAAAGTCCGTACTTCTCATTGGTGCAGCCATTATTTATGCTCCCTTATTAGATAGAAACAACGCTACCGAAGAACTGGGATTGGCAGTTCACGACGCGGACGATTACATAAGCATCGCCCCAATTGTTGTCTTGGTATGGAGCCAAATCAACCACACGCATCTGGCCTTGACCAGAACCTGCAGTAGCCACACTGGCGGAGTTCAGAGTAGCTTGCGACAAACCAGTGGTGGTAGAACCAGCCGTGGTGTTATTGAAGTTGTACTCGTAGCCGATGGTGGTTTGCGCCATTGAGCCGCTGGATTGGATTTCGTAAACGATGTTCGGATCGTTGTAGAAATACGCAACGCATGAGCCGGTTTGGTATGCGGTGTTGGCGGGCCAGAAGTTGCTGATTTGGCGACGGCCACCGGTGTCAGTCCACTCAACACCCGCGAAGGCGCCAGACCAAGCAACTGCCGAACCGGCAGCGGGAGACGTGGTCAAAGGAACAATAACGCCAGCACCTGCGCTGTACGCAACAGGTTGGCCTTTCAAGATTCCGGTTGCATAACCGGACGTAATACCGCCAGCAAGCGCCTGTGCGCGATCCAAACCAGAAGGGTGGAACGCAGGACGCAAGCCAAACGGAGCAGAGGTAGAACTCATAGAAACTCCTTAGTTAGCCGGAAAATACCGGCGTGCGATTGGTTTGCTTGTCAAAATTGCCCATTCCGTCGCCCTCAACACCCACCAGCGACTTACCGTTGCTGTCCCTTGCGCCTTGGAGTTGCTCCACTTGGACGCGGATTTTTTCCGCCTCGTCACGGGGTTTCTCGTCGTGCATGTACGCCATGATCTCTTGGAAGACATCCATGGGTATCTTGAACAGCAACATTTCGTTACAGGAGATATAGCCAACATGCTCGCCGCTCTTGACGCGCAGGTCTTCGTAGCCGGGTAACTCTTCAGTTTTCACTGGGACGTACCCCTGCCGAATCCTTTTGTCGATAGAGTCGTAGGTGTTGGTTGTTGAGAGCCAGCAAAGATGCCACCCACTCATGCTGGGCAGTTTAGGCAACGCTGATTGCGTCCACTCCTCGTTCCACATCTTGCGACGTTCTTGCGTAGAAGCGAACTTGTCCTCAGGTGCTGCGCGGCTTGCGTCCTCGCTTGCGCGATCCTCGCGTCCGCCAGCATTGAGAGATTTTTTTAAACGTGATTCCATAATTAGTTACTCCGGTTACGTGATTCGGCTGCATATCGTTTGATCATCTTGGCGCGCTTTTCGGGGTTATCCCACATACCCGCATCTTTCATCGCTCGCACTTGTTCAGCGGAGAGAGTAAAGGTGCGGTTTGTGCCCCCGAATGCGGCAGATGCTTCACGGCCTGAGCTTCCCACGGTATTCCTTGGTGTTCGTTGACTGGATTCACGCTTGTCCGCGTCATTATAACGATGCGGCAAATATTTTTGCAAGCGGTTGTCCAATTCGTCCCAATAATCGGGATCGGAGGGGCTAAAACCCTCTTTTGCAAGCACTTCGTCGACTTGTTTTGCAATTTTGCTGTCCGTGTCCGATAAATCGGGCTTGTACCAGCTATTTCGCTCAATCCAGGTGGCCGCATTGGCTTGAACCGCGGGATCAATGGTAGGAGGGGCTTGTCTTTCACCCTGTTCCGCCTGTTTTCGCAGTCTGGCGAGCTGCTCTACCTGCTGACGCGCCTCAAAAAGCGCTTCCTGGGCCTTCACAGCGCTCTCGCCGTCGCCCGCGCTGGTGGCCTCGGCCAGTTTCATGCGGTGGTACTCCAGCCGCACCTGCTGGTCCTCGATGGTTTTGTCGATACGAGCCAGATCCGCACCCTGGGTGCGCTGTTCCATGCGCGCCAACCGGTTCATCATCTCCTCGTTCTGCCGACGCAGCATTTGGAGTTGGATGTCCTTCTCTTTGTTGGTGTTGCGGATCAGTTCCTTCTTGGAACGGCGGCGTGCGCGGCGCGCTGCGCGTACCGCATCGCTGTCATCGGGGTGGTCCTCGTCGCCGCCATCGTCTGCGGGAGCTTGCGCGGAGGTGTTGTCGCCATCATCGGGGGGCAAAATGCCCTCGGGCAGCTCCACCGTGGCGGTTCCGTCCTGTCCTTCTTGGATTTTCAGGTCGTCTTCTTTGTTTTCTGTGGCCATGGTATCTCCTTAGACGTAGGCTTTGAAGGAAAGCGGGTCATCGGTGACCTTTGCAATCACTTCATGGTCGTTGATGGTCATGAACAGCACCGGATTAAGGTCGCCGTTCTCCTCACCAATGACGGGCCGCTCCCAGCGGTCGCCGCCCCAGCGCGGTACGCGAACATAATCGCCAATCTCCGCCCAACTACCCTCCGGCCATGTCGCCATGGTCTCGCGGTTGCGGTACGCCAACGGGCCGATTGCGACTACGCGCCCGATCATGTTGTTCCACTTCTCGTTCTCCTTGGTCTCTTCAACCAAGATGATCTTTCCCGCGTTCTTTTTAATGCGGCGAAGCTGGACAATGACCCGGCCACCCAAAGGGGCCTGACCTGCCGGTACGTCTGGAAATGCCCATGCCAGTTCGGCAGGGTCGGACGGCTGTTGCGTCCCTACGATGTAGGGAACTCGTTCTTCACTCATACTCACTCCTATCGACAAAACCATATTTCAGGTTCAAAAATGCGCATATTTCAGCGCTGCTTGGGGCCTTGCGGCCTTATTCGTTTTCGGCGAGTTTCATGTTGAGGGCGTCCATGACCCATTGCAGGCCCTGGTACTCCCCCACGATGCGAGAATATATTGCGTGATCGCTCACGGGGTTGTTCACCAGCGACAGGCGAAGCTCCGCCTGCCGTACTTGGATCTGGTGGATTAACTCCGAGATCACTTTTTCTTCTTGGCCAGCGCGCTCAGGCCACCGGCGGGTTTGCTGCCGCCCTTGGGGCCCATGCTCTGGCCGTCAAGCTTCTCGTTCATGGCCATGCGCTTGTGCTGCTTTACGAGAATACTTTTCTGTTCGGTATCAGACGTTGCCATTTGGGGCTCCTAGTTGAGGTTGGACCATGGTCTGTATGGTCTGGTGGGTTAACTTTGCGTTCTCAATTTCAACGCGCGCTTGGTTATTAATCCGCGCTATTTCCAATTGTAATTGCGCGTCTTGCTGGTCGCGTTGCGCGGCGGCTTGCATCTCGGCCTGCCCGCGCATCTGGCCGTCTTGGATCTTGGCCTGCGCGATCTGGGCGTCCTGCTTGTCCTTGGCGGCCTTGCGCTGCGTCTCGGCCATTGCGGTGTCCTTGACCACCTGGGCGTCGGGCGGCAACACGGCAGGCTTGGCGGTAGATTGCAGGGTCTGCTGGAGCTGTTGCATCACCGGCAGGATCTGCGCAAACACCTGCTCGCTGTCCAATGTGACGTGCTGGCCCACGGTGGCGTAGAGCTTGTCGATGATGGCCGTGAGCTTGGGGTTCTCGTAGTCGTCCACGGGCTTGCCGCCGCGGAGGTTGGCCACGTAGCCGTTCATGCGGTTCAGGTACCACAGCGTCATGTGCTCCTTGATGTGGTCCACCACCTTGGGCAGGAACGTGGGCGCAATGAACGGGTTCGAGCCAAAGGACGGGTCCATTGCAAACATCAGGTGGCCCTGGATGTGCGCCAGGTGGTCCTGCTGCATGTAGGCATACGCTGGGTGGTTCATGCACATGGCCGCGTTCTCGTCGGCCAGCGTGCGCTGCTCGGGCTCGGGCACCTCCTTGAGCAGCTCGCTGACGTTCGGGATCTTGAGCTGCTTGAGGAACCGCTCCTCCACGGCCTTGGCCTCATACAGGTCGGGCTTGGCGTCCGCGCGGGACAGCACGGCCTGCATCTGCGCCATGCGCTGGGTCTCGCTGAAGATATGCGGGTCGGACACCGGTATCACGTCGGTGTTCTTCTCAAAGTCCTCGCGCTCAATCTCAAGATCGGCGACCATGTCGCCCTTACGCATCTCGTCAAAGTGCCACCGGTTCAGGCGGCACAGCACCTTGATCAGGCGGGCCTGCGACTGGTGCAGTCGGGCGTGGATCGCGGAGTAGACGGCGGCGCCCTGCTCAATCAGCGCCTGGGTGGTGCCCACGGGCGCGTTGGAGTTGACGTCGGCGATCTTCTCCTCGGACGTGGTCACCACGCCCTTGGCGGCGTTGTCCAGCCAGCCCAGCAGCTCAAACAGCACGGGGCTGGGCGGGTTGAACGGCATGGGCATGGCGATCTTGCGGATGTCGTCCACGCCCGGTGCGCCCTCAATCTCGGCCACTTGGGTGACCTCAATCTGCTGGGTCTGGCCGCTGATCTTGGCGCCCTTGAGCTTGAGCATGGTGGCGGCGTTGTTGATGTGGGCGCTGTCCAGCAGCGCGCGCAGGGCGCCGGTCAGGGCCGCGCTCAGTCCACCGATCAGGTGGGGCAGGCCAATCGCAAACACGCCGCGCCACGGGATGAACTTGAACTCAATGATCCAGTCGAGCTTGGTCATCGTCTCGTCGCCATCTTCCCAGTTGCGGTACAAGCCGATTACCTCCGAGCTTTGCTCGTCGATCATCATGATGTACGGGGCCATCTGGCCTTTGGATTCCTTATCGTCCTCCAGCTCCAGCCAGGTGTAGACGTGGTACACCTTGCGCAGTCCGTCCTCGTTGTCTTGGAACTTGCGGCCCTCAATCTTGTCGTTGGCTTTCTGCGAGCGGGTCTGCTCGGGCTCTTGGCCAGAAGTGACGTGGGTGCCGTCCTTGTACATGCCGCTGGCAATGCGCCGGTCGTACTCCCACTCAGTGATCTCATGCACCTCAGCCGCGCGCTGGGCGGTGTAGAAGTTGCTGGCCGCAAAGGGCAGGATCATGCGGTCGATGGGCAGGAACTCAATCACCGGGCGCTTCTGGTTCTCGTCGTACCAGAGCTTGAGGTACTGCGAGCCGCCCAGTGGTAGCTGGGTCAGCATCTGCTCCTGCTCGTCGCGGAACTCTTCGATCTGCTCGGTGATCTGCCAGTTCAAGAAATCGCGCTTGCGCTCGGCACGCTCGGTCTTGAGGTCGTCCACCTTGCCAAGGATCTTGGTGCGCACGGGGCCGTCTGGCGGGAACAGCTCCTTGATGGCGCGGCTGGCAAAGTCCACGCAGCCCTCGGCCATAACCGGATGCACCGCCTTGCTGGCGCCCATGAAGTTAGCACCACCTGGGGCGTCCTTGCCCAAGCCGGTGCGCCGTAGGCCTTCCTCGTACTGCTTGTCGCGCTCCTCACGCGCGTCCTTGTCCTTGTCCAACAAATTGATGTAGCGCATGCCCAGGGTGTCAAGCTCAAAGCCGTCCATTGACTCAGCCAGGTTGGAGTAGAAGTCGGGCGACTCCTCTGGGCCGCTGGTCTCCATGCTCACCACGGCAGAGCCGTCGGGCATCTCCATCACATCCGACACGTCCTCTGGCAGCTCCACGTCCGCCGAACCGTCCTCGTTCAAGTCGGGGTCCATCTCGTCGTTTTGGTTGTCGTAGGTGTCAGCCATTATTTTGCTTTCCTGTTGATCAGCTCGTACTGCATCACATCCATGTTGGGCGAGATTGTAACTTTCTCTTTGACTACACCGCCTGCGGCCTTGTTCATGTGCGGCTCTTTGGGATCATAAGTGCCACGGTTGCCGATAGCTGACTTGATGGCGTTGGGGTTAAAGACGCCTAAATTTTTAACTCCCATCTCGTTCATGTACATGGCATCATGCCCAAGGCTCTTAGCCGCCGCCATTACATCGGGGTCTTCTATCCATGCCCAATCACCGCTTGCCAATCTATCTTTTATGTAATCAAGCGATTTTCCGTGGTGCATAGCCCAGATGTTATCTGTCGGTTTAAGTGCTTTTGCTACTTTTGCAACGTGTTCTTTATTTTCGTAATCAAACGGGTTTTTTACCTGTACATATACGGGATACACCGCACCAGACATTTTGTCCGCTTGTTTGTTTTCCCCTGCGTAGCTATTTGCGAATTCGGTATCGGGTGATACAAAAGACATGCCTCGAATACCGGGGGTGATGGATTCAAACCCCCCGGTGTTGCGCATCTTTTCAGTGTAATTTGGGTCAGCTTCAGGGCTGGTTACTGGATGCCCGCCCGGTACACCTCGGGTGTAGTGGCGGGTGCCGTGGTACATGCGGCGCTTCTCTTTGCTAGGCTCCAAAAACTTGGCCAAATTTGTTTCACGTGAAACACTACCGCCTTCGTCGTAGCGGGAAGTGCCGCTTTCGGTTTTTGCTTCTTCCGGGTGGTAGCCCCACTCATGGATGGAATCGGCATTTGTCCACACGTGGCTGGCAGGCACGCGCATGCTGGCAACCTTGTAGTCGCCGCGAAGAACGCTGTCGCCGTGTTGCTTGGCGTAATCCTTGTTAATGGCAACCCAATCACCCTTGCGGATCATGTGCTTGAGCGGCGCTTCTTGTTTCATCGCCTCGTTGTACACGCTCGTTGGGATTGCGCGATGGATGAACACCATGGCGTTTGGTTTGCCCTTGACCCTTGTAATCTTGCTGTACGCATCACGGTCTGTTGGATCGCTGGCATTGGCATAGTAGCGCAACCCCTTGGCACTATAGAAGTCTTGGGGGTACATACCATTACTTGAAACATCATGCATCTGCGCCCCAAAGTGTGGGCCGGGCGCTCGGTGTGAGCCACGGTAGTCGTCATCATCGACCTCGCCGCCCTCGGCATAGCGCGGGATGCCGTTCTTGAGCACGTCCTCGCGCATGGCCGGGGTGATGTCAAACGTGTGGACTGGTGCCACTCTTTTGTTTCCGGAGCGGATCATGCCAAGCCCAGCGTTGTCGGGCACCATTTCGTCTTCATCGGTCTGAATGCCGCCCTGCTGAACTTGCACGCCGTGCTTCTTGCCAAACTTGTTCAAAAAAGCGGGCACCATTTTGTCATAGAAACCCTTCATGCCCTGTCCACCAATATTTAGGCCCTCGCCTTCATGCCTGTGCGTTGATTCTTTGGGTTGGCTAATTATTTTTTTGGCTAATTCTTCTCCTAAAAGTTTTGCCAATTTTTCTTCAGTTGCGCCGTGTTCTGCGTGTAATTGAGCACCGTTTAATCCCACAACATTAACATCCGCAACTGGCCCTAATGAAGGTAATGAGTATCGAGTAGCATCAATATGTTTTACTGCTTTGGCTAGACTGTACCTATCAGCCACAGTTTTTCCATGATTGATTGCAATCTGGTCGTAGCCGTTCTCGGCGGCGTGCTGGATCATGGCCTTGAGCGCCAACTCGTGCCAGTCTTTGGCGTGGGGGCCGTAGGGCACACCGGCGGCTTTGATGGCCGTCAATTGCTTTTTAGCCTGTAGTTCTTGATCATTTAAATCCATGAATTGCTTCCACAGATCGTGGATTATTCGTCCAGAAGTATCCCGCATCATGGAGTGCGCTTCTTTGCTGCGTTTGGCAGATTGCTTCAAATGCTTTTTGGCGGCTTCAAGTTCTTCCTTATTGATGTAACCCTTTTTCCGCCCCTGCTGATGCCAGTCGGACTGGATCTCTTCAATATGAAGTATCTTCTTGCCCTCGGGGCTGATGCGGTCTTTTGCCATGACGCTGGCCAAAATATTGGGCGTGCCACCGAAATGGTACCTCACGCCTTTAAAACCTTCATTCTTAGGCATGGGTGTGTGCAGCAGAATCTCGCGGTAGTTCTCGCCACCGGGGAGGGTGTAATCCTCATGGTGCGTCTG